TAACAGGAACTGGAACAGTTTGGACTATTTCTCCATCATTGACATTGACTTCAGGAACATCAAAAATAGCATTAACTGATACTTCCTCAACTGCAAGGACATTTTCTGGCGTTGCCAATGTAAGAACGTATTATGACTTAGAAATTGGGGGTGCTACAGGCATATCAACTTTGACTTTTATTGGCAACAATACTTTTAACACTATTTCTAGTACAAAAACTGTAGCGCATACCATTCTTTTTACCGCTGCAACCACAACAACAGTTGCAAATTGGACAGTTACAGGTACAGCAGGGAACATTGTTACTATAGGCTCAGTCACAGCAGCAGGGCATAATCTTGTTAAAACAGGTGGTGGTAATATATCGGTTGATTATATGTCCATTTCACGGAGTAATGCGTCACCATGACATGGTATGCTGGTAATAATTCTACAGATGGCGGTAATAATACTGGCTGGGTGTTTACTGCGCCCGGCGGGGCTGTTAATTACACATTAGCTTGCTTTGCTGGTGCTTATGCAGTTACTGGAAATAATGCAACATTTGCTTATACTCATGGGAATGTTAATTACACATTAACTTGTGCAGTTGGTTCTTATTCTGTAACAGGTAAGGCTGCTACATTTGTTTTAGCAAAGAACTTAACTGCCTCAACAGGCAGTTATGCAGTTACGGGTCAAACCTCAACACTGTCAGTTGCTCATAAATTAACATGCGCTACTGGCAGTTATGCTGTTACAGGAACGGCTGCAACTTTTAGTTATGTTCATGGTAATGTTAATTACACATTAGCTTGCTCTGCTGGTAGTTATGCAGTAACAGGTAAAGTAGCCGCATTATCGGTAGCCCATAAATTAAGCGCCACAGTCGGAGCTTATACATTAGCTGGCAAAACAGCCGTATTGTCCATAGCCCACAAATTAAGCTGCTCACCGTCAAGCTACACGATAACGGGCAAGTCTACAGGCTTCATTTATTCCAGAAATTTAAACGCTATTGCTGGCAACTATGCCGTATCAGGCAAAGCATCCGCACTTAATTATTTGGCGGGTAGTGCAAGTTATTTACTGATCTGCTCGGCTGGTGCTTATGGCGTAGACGGCTTTGATGCAATATTAAATTGGTCGGGTTATATCATTCCTCCTCAATATCCACTGGTAGGCATTAGCCGACCTTTTGAGTTAAGTGGTATTGATCGAGATTATGAACTGGCAGGATTAATAGACACTATGCCACTAAACGGCATTAATAACAGCTATCCACTAAACGGCATCACTAGGGGTTATCCATAATGGCTTTAATTGTCGAAACCGGAACGGGTAGCGCAACAGGCGAGAGTTTTTGTAGCGTGGCAGACTCATTGGCTTATCATGCAGCTAGAGGCAATGCGACATGGGCAACCATTACCACCACACAGCAAGAGCAGGCCTTGAGACGCGCCACCGACTACATGGAAGCAGTCTATTCGCAACGATGGGCAGGCACTCGGACAACATCCGTTCAAGCGCTATCATGGCCTAGATACAATGTATTCGTGAATGGCTTTGTCACCTTAAGCTCGTCAGTGCCTAGAGCCGTTATTAATGCTTGTTCAGAGTTAGCATTGAGAGCTGCGGCTGGGGAATTATTGAGTGATTCAACACAGCAAAAAACCCGAACCAAAGTGGATGTGTTAGAAGTTGAGTTTGATAAATACTCACCACAGTCGGTTCAATATCTATCAATAACCGCCTTGCTTGCACCTTACTTTGAGTCAGGCTCAGGCGTTGAAGTAAAGGTAATCCGTTGAGCTTTTATGCTGATATGGCGATGGTTGCAAACGACTCTCTCAGTGAGTACGGGCAAACGGTCACGATCTCGGCAAAGTCGATTGGTGCATACAATCCAGCCACAGGTAATGCAGCGGTTACGGTATCGACTCAGCAAGTCAAAGGCGTAGTTTTTCCAGTCGGAGCAAAAGACATTGACGGCACATTGATTCATCAAGGCGACCAGAAACTATTGCTATCTATGGTCGGGGTGACTCCTCCAAACGTAGGCGATACCGTCACTATAGGCGCAACAAGCTACACAATCACTTTTATTAAGCTACTCACTCCATCGGGCGTAAAGGTCCTGTGCGAGTGTAATATCAGGGGTATTTAATGGCTGGCAGCTTCGCATTGGATATATCAAAGTTTGTTAATAAGACGCACTCCAATGTTGATCTGGTGACGCGCAAAATAGTCTTTGATGTCATGCGCTCAGTCATTAAAAAGTCACCCGTTGATACGGGGCGATTTAAAGGCAACTGGCAGTATGGCGCTGGGGAAATGCCGACAGGTCAATTAGATATTTATGATAAAAGTGGTAAAGGTACACAGGTGCATTTAATGGGCAAAGTGCCGAAAGAAGCCGCAGGGAAACTGCACTATCTCGTGAATAATTTACCGTACTCAATACGCCTTGAAAATGGTTGGTCATCACAAGCGCCCAGCGGCATGGTTGGCTTAACTATTAGTGAATACCAAGGGATTGTCAGGCATGCAGCTCAAGAGGTTAATCCATGAGTATATCGGCTATTCGTAGCACTCTGGAATCAGCGCTAGACGGCATGGCACCAGCATTAGCAACGGCATGGCAAAACGCACCCTTTACTCCGGTAGTGGGTACGCCATACCAACGGGCAAGTTTGCTATTGGCAGAGCCTGACAATCAGGAAAAGGGGGCGAGCTTTCAAGAGCAAGGCTTTTTGCAAGTGGACCTTTGTTATCCACAAAGCGTGGGGGCAAACACAGCAGAGGCAAGAGCGGAATTATTACGCACGACTTTTAAACGTGGCACTTCACTCGCTAACGGTATTTTGATTTCACACACGCCCGAAGTAAAACCAGCTTACAACGATGGGGATAGATTTGTTGTTCCTGTCCGCATAAGATTTCATACTTACATTTCTATATAAATTATGAGCGCATCAACAATTTTGCTGCATGAGAGTATAATAAGGTTAGCCAAGGGAATGTTATCGGCTTGGGAAAAATGGCTTCAAGATAGTAAAAAGTAATACGGGGAGTAATCCCAAAATAATTTAATTAACCACTACAAGCTCGCTACAAACCACGCATAAAGCCTCGTTTGTTATTGCCACCTTGAAATCATTAGGATTTTAAAATGGCAATCGCACAAGGCATCAACAAACAAGTCTCGATTAAAAAACAATCCGTACTGGGAACAGCCGCAACAGGCTCAGGCGGTCAGATTTTAAGACGGGAACAATCAACCAACAACCTTAAAAAAGACACTTACGCCAATAACGAAATTGCTAGTCATCAGCAATCGACTGGTAAAACGCATGGCTTAAGATCAGTCGATACAGCCTTAAACGGTGTTTTATCTGCTGGCACTTACTCAACCGTTATTGCTTCGGTATTACGCAAAGACTTTGCAGCAACGGCTTCATTAACTGGCTTGGCTTTAGCCGTTGGTGGCGTTGCAGGCGCTTATACGCTAACAGGTACGGGCTTATTGGTATCAGGTGGCTTTAAGATTGGCGATGTTATTCGCATCTCAGTTGCCACTGGTTTAAATGCTGATTGTATCGGCAAAAACCTTTTAATCACTAATATCACAAATACTGTCATTACTGTTAAAACCCTTAACGGCAGCACCATGACAACTGGCTCAGGCACGGCTGGCACCATAGCATTGCCGGGCAAAAAATCAGTTGTACCGATAACAGGTCATACAAGAGACTATTGGACAGTTGAAGATTGGCAGTCTGATATTGCTCAATCAGAAGTTTATTCAGATGTGATGTTCGGCAAGTTGGATATTGGCTTACCGTCTACAGGCAATGCGACTTTGGCAGTCACAGGCGTAGGTCTTAACCGCACGACTGGTGCCACTCGCATACTAACCACCCCAACGGCTGAAACTTCATCAAATCCACTCGCAGCCATTAACGGTGTATTGATCGTCAATGGTGCGGCTGTTACCAACATCACAGGCTTAACTTTAGCTATCGATGGCAAAGCGGCAGGCATGGGCGCAGTCGTTGGCTCAAACGTAGCACCCGATATTCAACGGGGTTCAATCGAAGTATCTGGCTCATTCACAGCTTTCTATCAAGACGCTGTATTGAGTGGCTTATTTGATGCAGCAACACAAGTCAATTTGGTAGCGGTTATCGAGGACAACACCACCGCATCTTCCGACTTCGTTTCTTTCAATCTATCCAACATCACTTTGGACGGTGACGGCAAAGACGATGGCGATAAAGCAATCGTTAGAACTTATCCGTTTACTGCTCGTATCAACATGGCTGGCGGCATAGCACTTGCTAACGACCAAACTATATTATCCGTTCAAGATTCATTGGCTGTTTAATAAATAACATTATCGTGGCTTAAATCTGAGCCACGATACCCTTATCGCACAACAGAGATTAAAAATGGAATTATCAAGTTTAGATTTATCATCAACCTCCGAAAACGGTTATGAGTTCGAGTTTATCCCAGAAGCCACAGGCATTGGTGAGGGCTTCTTAATTACGGTACTTGGCAAACATGCTGACACCGTAAAAGAGTGGACACGA